CTAAGACAGTCAAAGAAGCTGAAAATGAAGCAAAACTTATGATTAGTATTTTAAAAGGCAAACAATTAGAATATCCTGTTTATTTGGATGTAGAGGACAAGACACAGGCTAAACTAGGTAAGGACTTACTTACAAGCATTATCAAGACATATTGTGATAAATTAGAAAAAGCGGGATATTATGTTGGAATTTATAGCACTTATGCTTACCTAAACTCATACACACATATTGACGAGCTTGCAAAGTGTGACAAGTGGATTGCACAATGGTCAAAGAAATGTACTTGCAAGATTGATTATGGTATGTGGCAGTTTGGGGGAGAAACTAACATGATCCGCAGTAACAAGATTGCAGGTGTTACTTGCGACCAAGATTATTGTTACAAAGATTATCCGTCTATTATTAAGAGTTCCGGTTTAAACGGATTTAAACGTCCACAGGATGCTGATGCAGTACCTACACCAGTAAGACCGCAACCACAAAAGACAGTAACAGAGATTGCAAAAGAAGTTATTGATGGTAAGTGGGGTAATGGTGCAGAACGAAAGAGAAAGATTATCTCTGCCGGATATGATTATAATGCAGTACAGTCAAAGGTAAATGAGTTATTAAACAATAACAAAAAGACTGTTGATGAAGTTGCAAGGGAAGTAATTGCTGGAAAATGGGGAACAGGCTTAAACAGGAAGAACAGACTCACAAAAGCGGGATATGATTATTATGCTATACAAAAGAGAGTGAATGAATTAATGTAACAGAATAAGGGTTATGTGTAAAGCATAGCCCTTTTTTATTAAAAATAATGACGGTTAAAACGTATAAGGCTAGGCTTATTGTATAGCCTTTTTTGATTTGTTGTGATAAAATGACGGTATAAACGTAAAAAGGTAGGTGCATATATATGCAGATAGTAGAAAAGAAACTTTGTGACATAAAACCTTATGAGAAGAATCCACGTAACAATGACAATGCAGTTGACACAGTGGCAAATAGTATTAAAGAGTTCGGATTTAAGGTGCCGATTGTAATTGATAAGGATAATGTAATTGTATGCGGTCATACACGATATAAAGCAAGTAAAAAGTTAGGAATTGACGTTGTGCCTTGCGTAGTTGCTGACGATTTGACAGAAGAGCAGATTAAGGCTTACAGATTGGCAGATAATAAAGTATCAGAGCTTGCAGAGTGGGATATTGATTTGCTTGGCGAGGAACTAGACGGAATATTTGACATTGATATGTCGGATTTTGGTTTTGATTTATCAGAGGAAGAAGAGGAAGAAACAGAAGTAATTGATGATGAAGTACCAGAGGAAGTTGAGCCAGTTGCAAAGCGAGGCGATATATGGCAGTTAGGTAGACATAGGCTTATGTGTGGAGATAGCACGAGTATAACAGATGTTGAAAAGCTGATGGACGGAAGAAAAGCAGACCTTGTATTTACAGACCCACCATACGGAATGAAAAAAGAAAATGATGGAGTGGCAAATGATAACCTAAACTTTGATGATTTGCTTGAGTTTAACAGACAGTGGATACCGCTATCTTTTGCAATGTTAAAAGATAATGGCAGTTGGTATTGTTTTGGTATTGATGAACCTTTAATGGATATATACAGCAATATATTAAAGCCTATGCAAAAAGAAAATAAAATCACTTTTAGAAATTTGATTACTTGGTACAAAGGAAACGGACAAGGGCAGATGTCGGAAGACTTTAGGATGTACCCTATTGCTGATGAGAAATGTTTATTTGTTATGTGTGGAGTACAAGGTTTTAATACTAATGCTGATAACTTTTTTGAAAAATGGAAACCTATTGTAGATTATTTGGAAGAACAAAGGCAAATAATGGGATGGAGTATAAAAGATACAAAAAGAATAGCAGGACATAGCGAAAAAAGTGGTTGTCATTGGTTCGATAAAAGTCAATGGATGTTACCGACAGAAGATGTATATAATGCTTGGAGAAAAGAAGCTCAAGGGGATGCGTTTAAAAAAGAGTATGATGAGATTAAAAAAGAGTATGATGAGATTAAAAAAGAGTATTACTCTACAAGGGCATACTTTAATAATACGCACGACAATATGAATAATGTATGGCACTTTGACAGAGCTGGCAAGGATGAGAGAGTAGGACACGCAACACCGAAGCCTATTGCATTATGTAGTAGGGCTATAAAATCAAGCAGTAGAGAAGAAGAAGTGGTTCTTGATTTATTCGGTGGTAGTGGTAGCACGTTGATAGCTTGCGAGCAGTTGAATAGGAGTGCCTACCTCATGGAACTTGAGCCAAAGTGGGTTGATGTAATAATTGCACGTTGGGAGAAATTCACAGGACAAAAGGCGGTGTTGCTGAATGGCTAATGACGGAATTGAAAATTTAATCGTTCCAAGCTCGGAAGAAGCTCGGAAAAATGGGCGCAAGGGCGGTATTGCAAGCGGTAAGGCACGGAGAGAAAAGCGAGATAGAAAACAGATAGCAAGCGAGCTATTAGATTTGACTGTTAGCGGTGCTGGAATAGATAAGATAAAGAAGTTTTTTAATCTTAAGGGCAAAGAGCTTACAGCCTATGACACTATGTTCTTATCCTGTATGATGAAAGCTATGCAAAAGGGTGACGCAAATGCACTTGAAAAGCTATTGAAGATTGCAGGCGAACAGTTTACAGAGCTTTTAGATGTATCAGTCGGCAAGAGTGAGAAGCTTGCTGATATTATGGAACAGTTAAAGGGGGAATAGCACTTATGATAAATAAGATTAAGTACATTATAGGCAAAATTAAGGAAAGATATAAGTATGATATGTGTTACACAAAACAAGAAGGATTAGGAGTAGCGATATTTGAAATGTGTAATGGATGTAGTGATAAATTTTGCCCATATTATACTGATACAGGAAAAGGGGAGTGATAAAATGGCTGAAAGTTTAAGTAAATTATCTGAAAAATGTAAGACTTGTCCTAAAGTAGATGAGTGCGACAATAAAAGAATGGAATTGTGTGCGTTGGCTGAATTACCAAATAGGGCTACGATAGATACAGGACAGATAGCTTCTGTAAGTGCATCAGTTCCATATATGAGAGAAAGAATAAAAAGTCCGTTAAGTCCGTTTGCTTATAAAGATGAACTTGAAAAAGCATTAAATGATTATTACTTTGGCAATCGCTTTATGAATAGTGCAACATAAGAAAGAGGGTGTCAAGATGTGTTCAGGCTATCGCAAAAGTACATAGATTTTATTAAGGATATGGATGTAGATGCAGACTTCCTAGAGGGTACGACAGCAAGTGGTAAAACTACAATCGGTGCCGGTGTTAAGTTTATGATTAAGGTATCAGCTTCAAGTAAGAAGCTACATATCATAGCAGGCAGAACAACCGGAGTTGTCGAGAAAAACATACTGCAACAGGACAATGGCATACTGGACTTGCACAAGAACGCAACCTATTATGGTAATGGAGATAAAGACTATAAATTCCCACACATTAAGTTTGAAGATAAAATAATTCTTGTTATGGGTTATGACACTAGGGATAAATGGGAAAATGCGTTAGGTGGTCAGTATGGATGTGTTCTTATAGACGAGATAAACACAGCAGACATTGAGTTTGTGCGTGAAATATCAACGAGAAATGACTATATGATTGCAACACTTAACCCAGATAGTCCGGATATACCTGTATATAAGGAATTTATAAACAGAGCTAGGCCACATCCACAGTATGAGAAAGACGTTCCCGCTTCAATTATGCAAGAATTGAAAGAGCCGGAATATCCTAAGTGGCGGTATTGGTTTTTTACTTTCCTAGACAATGCAGGACTGACACCGGAGCAGATAGAAAAGAAAAAACAATCTGCACCAGTAGGAACTAAGATGTACAAGAACAAGATACTAGGACTTAGAGGACGTGCAACAGGGCTTGTGCTACCACTTAAAAAAGAAAATATCATAACAGAAGAAGAAGCTAAAAAGCTGAAATATATCTATTATTCTGTGGGATGTGATACGTCATACAGTAAGAAGTCACATGACAAGTTATCATTTTCTTTTATCGGAATAACAAATGATAGAAAGTGTGTTGTACTGCAGACAGAAAGCAGAAATAACAAGGATGCAGTAATTACTTTTGCACCGTCTGATGTGATACCTATGCTTTTAGATTTTGCTGAAAGATGTAAAACAAAATGGGGATTTTCTAAAAATGTGTATATAGATAGTGCAGATGCCGGCACAATAAGTGAAGCACAGAAATATAAGCGGAATACTGCTTGTATATATGACTTTACAGGAGCATGGAAAAAGACAAAGATTATCACACGTGTTCAATTGCAACAGAGTTGGATGCAGACAGGAGACTTCATTGTGGTTGATACTTGCACAGACTATATAGACGAGTGTAACACATATAGTTATACAGAGGACGGACAGCCGGAAGATGCACATGATCACTGCATTAATGCTTGTCAATATGCATGGTTGCCATATAAGGCAAAGATAGGAGATATGGAAGCAATCAAGCAGATAATAAAAGATGCTTACGACTAAAGGAGTGTTAATATGGATGAAGATGAATTTTGTTACTGCCACAATGACGATACAGACGAATATCACGATTGTTTAGATTATATGGAGTGTGAAGAATGTCCGTATTACTATTCAGATATAGATTAAATGCCATTGTAACGCACTACAAGGCTTATATAGGCATTTTACAGAAAGGAGATATATAATGTTTAACCGAACTAAAAACGCACTAAAAAACGCAATTAGAAGTTTTTTAAATTTAACAAGTGCAAATGGATTGTCAATACAGATTGATGAATTGCTAGATTTTGAAGCTAATGCCTTTGTAAATGAGATTTGGTTTCGTGGTGACAGCTACGAACTAGAACAGTTGTATAAGAGTATTCCAGACTACAAATTTTCATTCTGGGGAAGTGTAAGCACAAAAGGATTGGAAATTAGAAAGATTCATACAGGGCTTCCAAAAATTATTGTTAATACACTGACTAATATTTGCGTTGATGATATGCAAGACATTAAAATTAAAAATATCGGAAAAGAAAACACGTGGAACGATATTGAAAATGAAAATGATTTTAAGAATCTTGTAAAAAAAGCAGTTAGGAAAGCACTTATTACAGGTGACGGAGCTTTCAAGATTTCAGTTGACACGGAGATTTCACAGTACCCTATTATTGAATTTTACGAAGCTGACAGAATTGAAGTAAAGAGGGAACGTGGCAGAGTAAAAGAGATCCGGTTCAAGAAAGCATTTACGAAACAGGGTGTCAGCTATGTATTAAAAGAGTGCTATGGATATGGATATATTGAGTATAAGTTATATGATGCATACGACAATGAAATAGGACTTGATAAGCTAGAAAAGACTAGAGATTTGCAAAATGTTTATTTTGATAAGTCGCTTATTATGGCAGAATACTTGAACTTCTTTTCATCCGATAAGTGGGAAGGCAGAGGACAGAGTATCTTTGATAGTAAGCGGGATAATTTTGATGCATTAGACGAGGCATGGAGCCAGTGGATTGATGCACTTAGAAGCAACAGGACAAAGACATACATCCCAGAGGACTTACTGCCAAGAGATGCAACAACAGGTGCGATCAAGTATGGCAATCCTTTTGATAATCGGTTTATTGCTACCGGTACACCAATGCAAGAATCAGCACAGAGCAAGATTGAAACAGTGAACGGTACGATTGATTGCAATAGTTATCTTAGCACATATATCACAGCCCTTGATTTGTGTCTGCAAGGTTTAATTTCTCCGTCTACTTTGGGGATTGATACAAAGAAGCTAGACAATGCAGAAGCACAAAGAGAAAAGGAAAAGACTACCCTATACACAAGACAGACAATTATCTATTCCTTGCAGTATTGCATTGAAGGATTGATTGATAAAGTATTCAAGGTAATTAACACAATGCAGAATACACCACTTGAAGATACAGAATCAGAAGTGTCATTCGGTGAGTATGCGAACCCAAGTTTTGAAAGTCAAATTGAAACAGTAGGAAAGGCTAAAACACAAGGAGTAATGTCTATCGAAAGCATTATAGAAGAGCTGTATGGAGATAGCAAAACGGATGATTGGAAAAATGAGGAAGTAAAACGAATTAAAAATGAACAGGGTATCACAGAAATGGAAGAGCCTAGCATTGTAAGTCCGCTTGATATTGGTTAGGAAAATGTGATAATTAATATTTAAAAATGTGAGGTAAAAATCAATGAAAAAAAGAAATAGTGATTTTATCAATGAATTAGTTGATATGTTTGGTTATGATTATGTGATAGGTTTTTGTCTGTGTAGTGAATATGATTTAAGACAGAAAGCAGATGCAGAAACAAATCCAAGTAGAAAAAAGTATTTTCATTCAGTAGCAAATAATTACAAGCGTAGTGCAAGCAACCTAACAAGGGAGAGGATAGACAATGGCTTATGATATAACAGGGGCTTTTGAGGAAATTGAAATGGCTTTGATTACTTCCATGCGGAATAATATGCGTAGACATATTAACGAAGAGTTTGAAGAGGGCATGAATTGGTCACAGTGGCAAGCGGAAGTATTAAGCGGTTTGTCGCAGTACAGGGCAGAAAATCAAGAAGTATTGCAAGGCTATATGGGTAGGATTAATCAAGCAATTGATAGTGCTATACGTGAGGCTTATGCAACAGGCGAAAGTGAACAAGAGATTGAAATTTTAAAGGCAATTAAACGTGGTTATCAGCCACCGAAAGAAGGAGATAAAACCGACTTACAAGGTCGGTTTTTCCGCATTAACGAAAATAAATTAAATGCTTTAGTTAATGCAACAGTCAATGATATGGAGAGGGCTGAAACGTCCATGTTTCGAATGATTGATGATATATACAGGCAAATACCATTTAAGGCACAAATGTTTTATAACACTGGTGCCGGTAGTTTGTGGCAGTGTGTGGATATGGCAACAAGGGATTTTCTTTCTTCCGGTATTAATTGCGTACAATATCGAAACGGTGCAAGGGTTAATATAGCAAGTTATGTAGAGATGGCTTTGCGTACTGCTAACAAAATGGCTAACCTTATGGGACAAGCACAGGCAAGGGAAAAGTGGGGCATACATACAGTAAAAGTTAATGCACGTGGTATTGCTTGTCCTATGTGTCTGCAATGGCTAGACAAGGTATATATAGATAATGTGTATGGTGGCGGTACTGCAAAGGAAAGTGAAACAACCGGTTACCCATTGTTATCTGTTGCGGTAGAAGGTGGCTTATATCATCCAAACTGCAAGGATTCATGCAGTACCTACTATGAAGGAATTAACAGAGAACCACGTGAGATAACAGACACCGAAAAGGATGAAATTTTAAGACGTTACAACCTAGAACAAAAGCAAAGATATTATGAAAGAAATTACAGACGGAATATGCGACTAGGTAATGGCTGTATATGGCAAGAGAATGCAAATATATATTTTGGTCGTGCAAGAGAATACAAAAACAGATTGATTGAATTATGTGAAAATAATCCGGATGTATTAAGACTAGACAAGCAAAGATTGTCGTTGCGTGGTATTCTGTCAGTTGATAATGCAGGAAGGATTGAAGTACCGCCAAAATACAAAGATAAACTTAATGTAATTCATACAGAAGCATATAACAATCTTATAAATAGGTTGAATAGGAACAATGTTGATTTCTTGAAGGTTAAAAAGTTAAGAAATAAGTTGTCTATTGATAAGATAATTGAAAGATTAGCCGGTGGAGATATGACAAGTGGATCATGTGCTTCTGTTGGGCTTGCGTATGTAGGTAACAGAAACGGTCTTGATGTGTTAGACTTTAGGGGTGGAGCAAGTCAGCAGTTCTTTTCTAGCAGGTTTAACCTTGACGAGCTTACAAGAATACTGCCAGAAGATAGTGTTATGACATCAGTTGCACGTTCTTATATCACAAGTGGAAATAGATTACTGCAACAAGTAGAACAAGGAAGGGAATACTATTTTGTATGCGGTAGACACGCATCTATTGTAAGACGGAATGAAGATAATGTATTGCAGTATTTAGAGTTGCAATCTAGTACACGAAGCGGATGGACTGATTTTAATGCAAACCCAAGACACACATTATCAACTAGATTTGGTTGCAGAAATACAACAGGACGTGACGTAACAGGCTTTATGGTTGATGTAGAATCTTTCCAAGATAATGAAGAATTTATGGAAATTCTAGGTTATATCAACACAAATGCAAGTGAACAGAGAAGGGGTGCGAGTGGTTATGCAAAATAATAATTGGTATAAAGAGAATGAAACAGACGTTATATGGTGGCTAGATAACGCAGAAGAAACGGTTGGGGAATTTATATTCAGCTTTGACAAAAAAGAAAAATTTAATTTGTTTGCAGACTATCCGCATAAACTAACAAAAGAACAGAAGGAAATTTTTGATAAAGAAAATCCGTATTGGAAAGAGTTTTTTGCAGATAGGAAATAGGAACGCAATAAGGCACTGGGGAAGAAAAGAAGCTTAAAAACCCAGTGCCTTATCTTTTTACTATTTGATTGGAGGAGGACGTTTCAATATGAACAAGAAACAAATCATCTTTGGCAATTCTAATATATCACTTTACCAAGATTTGTCAATATAAAATAAAAAGACTTACATTTTAAAAAATGTAAGTCAAATGTAAGTCAAAATGTAAGACACTAAAAATGGCTTAAAATAAGGCTTTTTTAATAATAATAATATATATGTCTTACATTTTTACATAATATAATATAATATATATATTTTTAGAAAATTTTTTTTAAGCCTATTTTTTTACTCTAATATCTTTTTATAAAAAAAATTCTAAAACGTGTAAAAAAAATGTAAGAATGTAAGACAATTGGCTTTCTATAAGGGTTTGCGGGCTTTTTTTATGTAAGACAAGCGTAAGTTTTTTGTAAGACAACTTACATTTTGCCATAAAAATGAAGTACGTTATAAACGTTCTTTGACTTTATAATGATTTTGTGTATAATGTAAGTATAGTATGGTCAACCAAGACGAGAAAATGGGGGTATATCTTATATGGATAACAATAACAATAATAATACTGCACAGCAGGATAATAACACGCAGGCACAGGGCGGTAACAGTGCAACAACACAGACACAGAATGACGTTAATACCGGAATTGATTACGACAAGATTCAGTCTATGATTGATAAGGGTACAACGCAAAAGGAAAATGCAATCTTGAAATCATACTTTGCACAGCAAGGTATGACAGAAGATGAAATTAAGTCAGCTATTGGCGATTACAAGGCTAAGAAGCAGACACAGGCACAGGAACAGAGTAATGCTTATGCAAAACTTGAAGAAAGCAATAAGCAGTTGCAAGCAAAACTTACACAGGAATTATTGAATAAACAGGCTTTTAATGATTGCCTTGATTTAGGAATTGATAAAAATACAATTCCTTATGTGATTAAGTCAGCAGACTTCAAGGAATGCCTTGACGAAAAAGGCGAGGTTAAAGCTGATAAGGTTAGAGAAGTAATTGAGAAGGTGCTTGCAGATGTTCCGGCATTTAAAGGAACACCGAAAGATGAAAAAGGATTCAAAATCGGTGTAGGTGGGGAAACCGAAGAAGCAACAGAGCAAGAGAATGCTTTAAGAAAGGCTTTCGGTTTAGCACCTAAGAAGTAAGAAAGGAGAATTAAGAAATGGCAAATAGTATTGCATTGTCAAAGGTTTATACAAACCTATTAGACGAAGTATATCAGCAGAGTTCACTTACTGCTGTATTAGAGAGTGACGCAACACTTTCAAGACAGGGTGCAAATGCAAACGAGATTGTTATTCCTAAGCTATCAATGGATGGTTTAGGAGATTATGACAGAAACAGCGGTTATACAAATGGTGATGTTGATCTGACATGGGAAACAGTACAGTTCAATTATGAACGTGGTAGAATGTTCCAAGTTGATAATATGGACAACGAAGAAACACAGAATATTGCTTTTGGTAGACTTGCAGGCGAGTTCATTCGTACTAAGGTAGTGCCGGAGTTAGATGCGTTTAGATTTTCAAGCTATGCTTCTGCTACTGGTGTCGGTTTGGCTACTGGTACACTTGCAACAGGTGTTGATGTTATTAACGCACTTAGAACAGCAACATCCGAAATGGATGAAGCAGAGGTTCCTATGGAAGATAGACACTTATTCATTACACCTACATTGTTAGGTTTAGTTGAGGACTTAGACACAACTAAGTCAAAAGAAGTGCTTTCAAGATTTGCTTCTATCACAAAAGTCCCACAGACAAGATTTTATTCAGCTATTGAGTTATTAGATGGCAAGTCAGTAGGTGAAGAAAAAGGCGGTTACAAGAAAGCTGATGGCGGTGTAGAACTCAACTTTGAGATTATTCACAAGCCTGCAACATTGCAGTTCACAAAGCACGCAGTTCCTAAGATTATCAGTCCAGAGATGAATCAAGATGCTGATGCATGGAAGTATGGTTATAGAAACTATGGACTTTGTGACGTGTACGAGAACAAGACCGCAGGTATCTACGTCCATAAGAAAGCATAAGGCGGTGGCATATATGGGTAAGATAATTGGACTTATCCCAAAGCCAGAAAATAAGGTCGAGAAGCAGGAAATTAAAAAGCCTGCTTCTAAGCCTGTTAAGAAGCCAGTTGAAAAATAAAAGGGGGTGCTTGTATGTATGCAGATTTAGAATTTTATAAGGAAACATACAAAGGCACACTTGAAGATGCAAAGATTGAAAAGGCATTGCAACAGGCAAGCAGACATATTGACACACTAACATATAATCGGATTGTTGCGATAGGTATTGAAAACCTTACAGAGTTTCAGCAAGGCATTATAAAAGAGTGTGAATGTCTTATGGCAGATTGGGAAATGGAAAACGAAGATTATATAACTAGCTTGTTATCTAGTTATAGCTTGAATGGTGCGAGCATGAGCTTCACCGGAAGCAGTGCATCAGCAACCGTTATAAATGGTGTTGCAGTATCAAGGGATATATACTCACACTTGCAAAAGTGCGGTTTATGTTGCCGAGTATTAAGGGGGTAACGATATGAAGTTCCCTTGCTTAGTAGATAAAAGATTTTGTAACACTTCTGTAACAGTTACGCTAGATAATTATAACATGAATGAAGATGGAGAGCTTGAGCCACTGGTTATCCTTCATAAAAAGTGCAATCTACAGATGGGTGCAAGTGCAAATTACACGAAAGACAAGGAGAAGGTTGCAATTGTTGGCAAGGCATTATTCATTGGGGATTTATGCCCTAGCCTTGACGTGATAACAAGCGGAACAGTTACAATTAATGGATTAGATTACAGTATCAACAAATGTACAAAAAATCTTAATCCGGATGGATCAGTTAATTATACCACATTGGAGTTGATATAATGGCTAGTAATGTGCAAGTCACAAGTCGAATCGAATTAAATATGAGTGTACTGAATATGTTAGACAATGCACAACGACAGGCATTTGAACAGACAGCAGATGCAACTCTTACAGAATTACGAGATAGACAAGTGATGCCTTTTGATACAGGCAACTTACAGAATGACAGCACATTTATTGATACTAGCCAATCGGATAAGGTCAGCATTGTGTCAGCTACACCATACGCAAGGCGGTTATATTTCCATCCGGAATATAACTTCAAACGTGGCAATAATGCAAATGCCGGTGGCAAATGGTTTGAAAGATTTGAAAATGATGATTTTATTGCAAGTGCTTATGCAAAGTTATTGAAACAGATAGGGGGGCTTTGATTGATAGAATTAAAATTCATAAGAGATTGGTTGAAGTCTTTTGGGTTATTCGATAACTATTATATAGGCAGAATTGACACAAAGAAGAATTATAGTTTAGGTGTCTATAATCTAGCAGACACAGGCAGACGTGAAGTAATAGGCGGACTAAAAAAGTATGAAAAAAAAGGTATTAGCTTATTAATTCATGGAGATTCAAACAAAGCTAGAACAGAAGCAAAAGCATACGAGTTGTATTATGCACTGGAAGATTTGATTGAAAATTGTGATTATCCTGTAATCAATAACAAAAAGGTTTATTTCATAGAGTTGTTGAATAATCAGCCTATTGATGTAGACCAAGATAGCGACAGTGTGTATGAGTATGTAATTGAATTGAATTTCTATTTTGAGAAATAGAGAAAGGAGTGTGAAGCATGGCAGTTATAACACAAGGAGTATTCCCAGTTCATGCAGGCAGTTTTGAAGTAGATACTTCAGAGAATGCAGAAGTTCCAGTATGGAGTAAGGTTGCAGAGCTTGAGGAAGTAAATGTTGAAATCGGTAATACCACAGAGACATGGAACTCATTTGCAGAAGGTGGATGGGAAAGTGCTTTAGTAACCGGTAAAAATACTAAGATTACTGTTAAGGGTAAGAGATGTATCGGTGATGCAGGTAATGATTTAATTGCTGGAAAGTTATTACTTACCGGACAGGATGCATATATCAAGGTTAGATTAGTACATCCGGATGGCACTACATTAACATGGAACAAGATGGCTTGCGGTGTTAAGAACAACGGTGCAGGCGGTAAAGCTACAGATGTAGGGGCATTGGAAGCCGAGTTAATCGGTCATGGTAAGCCTACAGAAGGAACACTTGAATAATTAACGTAACCTTAAAGGGTGGGGTGTATGCCCTGCCCTATTTTATTATAATTTAAAAAAAAGGATGGTATAAAAACATGGTAGCAGATTTTAGAAGTAAATTAAATTTCGAGCCAAAACAAGTACAGTTTATTGAGAAAGTATATAATTTAAAAACAGACCACAAAACAGGATTGTTGTTAAATGAGTTATACAAAAAAGAAGTAGATGCAAGCACTGACGAAAAAATGTTAAAACTTGTTTTGGGTGATACACAGTATAAGGAATTAATGGAAGAGTTAGAACAGACAGGACTTGAAAATGGTGCAGAAAACTATACGGAAAATATGCAGTCAATTATTTTCGGTATAATGTCTGTTTTGTATAATAAGCCTTATGAGGAATTTGAGAAGCAGGCAGGTGTAAACTCAAAAAACTAGATTGCTACTATGATTTAGTGGATGATTATGAACTGATAGAAGCAAGTTTTTTGTCACAGTATGGCATAAGGCTAAAGACAACGGAATTGCAGTTTGATGAATTTCTTAATCTTGTAAGTTGCCTTATGCCAGAAAGTCCACTAGGTCAAATAGTAGCAATTAGAAGTGAAACAGATGCAGAAGTGATAAAGCATTTTACAGACGGACAAATGAAGATTCATAATGAATGGAAAAGAAAATCCGTTTTAAATAACGAGCAAGAATATACAGAAAATATGGATAGATTATTCAGTATGTTGCGAGCTTAGAAAGGGGGTTAAAATGGCACAGTCAGTTGGTGCAGTTGCATTGGATATTGTCATGGGTAAAAATACCGTAAGTGGTGTTGTAAAACAGGCAATGAATGATGTAACAAAAACTATGACGGATAGTAGTGCAACCATTGGGAATAAGGTTTCCGCAGTCGGTGGAGCTATGAAAACGATTGGCGGTTCCTTAGCTCCAGTGTCTACTGCTTGCATGGGTGTTATAAAAGGTGTAACAGATGCATCTATCAATTTTGAAACTGCTATGGCAAAGGTTAAGACGATTGCCGGAGATAGTGCAGTATCTTACAAAGGCAATATGGTTGATATGGGAGATGCGATCAAGCAATTATCAAGTGATACAGGTGTTTCAGCCGGAGAGATTGCAGAAGCTACTTACAACGCAATTTCTGCCGGTGTAGATGTATCGAAGTCAGTTGAATTTGTTGCTACTGCTAATGCCCTTGCAGTTGGTGGATTCACCGAAATGACAACATCCGTTGATGTATTGACAACTACATTGAACGCATACGGAGATAAAGCCGGAAGCGTGCAAAGTATCAGTGATAAGCTGATTACTACGCAGAATTTAGGTAAAACAACGGTTAATGAATTAGCTTCTTCAATGGGTAAAGTTATTCCTACTGCATCCGCTTATGGAATATCTGTGGATCAGTTGTGTGCTTCTTACGTGGCAATGACAAAAGGTGGTATTGCTACTGCGGAATCTACTACATACATGAAGTCAATGTTTAATGAGTTGGCAGATAGTGGAAGTAATGTAGGTCAAGTATTGCAAGAGAAAACAGGCAAGTCATTCGGTCAGTTAATGGCAGACGGAAAGAGCCTTGCAGATGTTATTGATATCTTAGGTCAATCAGTTGATGGAGATAGTGAAGCATTTGCACAGTTATGGGGTAGTAGTGAAGCTGGCACAGGTGCATTAGCTATCTTGAACGGTGGCACACAAGACTTCAATAATACACTGAAAGAAATGGCAGATAGTACAGGTGCTTCTACTGATGCAATGGATAAGATGAACGATACGACAGGACATAAGTTGCAAGTGGCTTTTAATGATGTTAAAAATTCAGCTATTGAATTAGGTGATGCTTTTGCCCCTGTTATTTCTACATTGGCAGAAGGGCTTAGTACAGTTGCAAGTGCTTTTGGTGAGTTGCCAAGTCCGGTCAAAAATGTAATCGCAGTTATATTAGGAGTTGTTGCAGTCGCAAGCCCTGTATTAATTGCATTAGGTAGCATAACAAGTGGGATTGGAAGCGTTATCGGTGTATTCGGTAAGTTAAAGGGTGCTATTGGTGGAATTAGTTCCGTTGTTGGCGGTGCTTCTTCAAGTGTTGGCGGTTTAAGTGGTGTATTAGGTGCATTAGCTTCACCAGTTGGAATTGTGATTGCTGTTGTTACTGCATTAGTCGGTGTATTCATTTATCTTTGGAACACAAATGAAGATTTTCGCAATAATATGACTGAAATATGGAATAACATTGTTTCTACTTGTAAACCGCTGATTGATAACTTGATGAACTCACTGAAAGACTTGTGGCAGAACGTATTGAAACCACTTGTTGATTTTATCGGCACTATGATCGCACCTGTATTTGAAGCGGTATTCCAAGCAATAGGAGAGCAAGTTTCCGCATTTTTAACAGTATTAAATGGTGTAATTACATTTATAACCGGTGTTTTTACCGGAGATTGGGATAAGGCATGGAGTGGAATTAAGGACATTGTAGGCGGTATATGGGAAGGCATAAAGTCATTTATTAATCTATATCTAGGTAGTATTTTTGATACAATTAAAACAATTCTTCCTAGCATTAAAACATTTATGTCTAATATATGGAATGGCATTAAAACAGGTGTTCAAACAGTTTGGAATGGCATTAAAACATTTTTCAGTACACTTTGGAATGGTATCAAGACAGTATTTACTACTGTCTTAGGAGCTATAAAGACAGCAATAACAACATATTTCAATATTTGCAAAACTGTTATTCAAACTGTGTTTAATGCAATAAAAACAGTTATAACAACTTCCGTCAATTTTTGGAAGACCGTTATTACAACTGTCTTAAATGCAATTAAAACAGTTGTAACTACTGTATGGAATGGAATTAAATTATATATACAGACAGTTTGCACTTTTATCCGTACTATTATCCAAACTGTATGGAATGGAATTAAGACAGTTATTACAACCGTATTAAATGCAATTAGAAACACTGTTTCAAATATCTGGAATGGTATTAAGTCTTTTATTACAAATGCAGTAAACAATATCAAGAATACTGTTTCTAATGTTTTTAACAATATGCTTTCAGCTATCCGAAACACTACAAGCAGAATCAGAAGCACAGTGCAATCAGGATTTCAAAATGCAATTAGTTATATAAAGTCATTACCTTCACAGGCTTTGGGTTGGGGTAGAGATATTATTGATGGCATGGTGCGAGGTATTAGAAATTCGATTGGGAATATCACAAGTGCGGTTCGTGATGTTGCTAATAAGATAAAATCATTTCTGCATTTCTCCGTACCGGATGAAGGACCACTTACAGATTATGAAAGTTGGATGCCGGACTTCATACAGGGAATGGCAAAAGGCATTGATGATAACAAGTATAAGTTAATTAATGCAGTGCAAGGCATGGCAGGAGAGTTGACAGTAAGACCTAGCTTGACAAGTCCAATGCTTAAAAATGTAGGCGGTAATGGTTTACAAGTACAGTCAAGTGGAACATGTGGAGATGAAAAGTTATACACATTATTAACACAGCTTATTAACAAGATTGATAATAGTGGAGATATTACAATTCCTGTTTACTTAGGAAATGACTTGATAGATGAACAGATTATAAGGGCAAACGATAGAAGAACAATAAGAAGTGGAGGTAGAGCGTAATGAATTTGATAAAATTAAATGGGTTAGTTCCGACCAATCCATCTTCTTATGATGTTGAGTTTGCAGACGTAAACGGAGAAGATAGCAAACTTGAAGATGGTTACAATTATGTGGAACAAGTAAGGGCAGATGTGCCAACAATAAAGGTTTCGTGGACGAATTTGACAGAAACAGAAGTTGAAGCAATCACAACGGAATTATCAAATGATTCAATAAATGTGACATATTTCTACTGCGGAATGAATGAAGCAGAAATGACAACAGGGGCAAGGTCATTGAAATTAAAATCAATCGACAGTCAAGGCAATTCTTATTGGGATTTATCTGTTACATTACAAGGATAAGGGGGTGGCTATATGTATTCAGTAAGTGATGCGTATAAACTTGCGGTTGCGGATAGCCACCGCAAAAGTAAAATGAGGGCGGTACTAACAATAGGAAGTACCGTCATTAACTTAGACGATAGCGACATTATCAAGGACACTGTATATATATCAAATCAATGTACCAATGGAAACGAGTATGAATATGGTTGTGTGTATTCTGCTGAATGTGGCATCACAATCAAAAGTGCAGTTGATAGATATAGTTTGTATGATGCGGAATTGAAATTGTTTTGGTCGCTTTGGACTGGTGCAGATTGGGAAGAAATACCGCTGGGAGTGTACTATGTAAGTGAGCCAAATCGTATTAATGACAAGATAAGCATTAAGGCACTTGACGGAATGACAAAACTAGATGTTAATGTTGACGAAGATACACAAGGAACAATGGTTCAGTTAATTCCTTATATTGCCGGAAAGTGCGGTGTAGAAGTAGCACAGACAACGGAAGAGTTAAGCGAGTTTGTAAATTCCAATGTACAGTGGAGTGTATATGAGGATAAGGTGGAAACTTACAGGGATTTGCTTGCTTATGTATGCATGATGTCATGTTGCTTTGCTACATTTGATAGATACGGAAAGTTGAAGCTAGTGCCTTATGCAACGCAGTCAAGTGTAACACTAAGCAAGAAACAACGATTTCAAAATGCTAAGTTTTCCGATTATACAACAAGATTTAGAGGTGTAAAAGCACGTTTTATTGCAGAGGAAAATTATGCACCTTATGAGATTTCAAGCAAAACAAACGGACTTGTTTTGGATATGGGTGATATACCTATTGTAAGAGGTATTCCGGAAAATAAAAATAAGTGGTTAAGTAATGTATATGATGTATTGCAAAATGTTAGTTACACACCTTGCGAGATTGAAACAATTGGGAATCCTGCTATTGACTTAGGGGATTTGATTACTAATACAAATGTAGGAAAAGAAAATAACACATATATAAGCCCTGTTACTGCTTACACATGGAATTATCGTGGTAAGCAAAAGATTAAGGCAGTCGGTGGAAACCCGAAACTTGCAGACGTAAAGAGCAGAGAAGATAGGCACATGAGTAGCCTTGAAGGAAGTATTGAAGCAAGGGATATTGTAGTAAAAACCTATGTTAATGCTGATGATATTTCTTTTAAAGAAAACTACAAGGATATAGCAAAATTTAATTATTCTGCAACGGAGAATAGCAAGATAATCTTTCTTATGACTGTTAGACTGTCGCTTGATCTAGACGGTGTTGTGTGCTTTCAGTTTTATACTGATTCAGTTGAAGATACAGAAAGATGTTTCCGTAAGTATTTAGAACGTGGCGAGCATTTTGTTACAATTACAGAGTTGTATAATGCAGATACTAACGAAAGACATACTATACTTGTTAGGGCTTGCATGGAATACTTTGAGAGTGACAAAAGAAAACAGGATGCAGACATTACAACAAGCAAGAATTTCCTTGAAGCTATTAAGACAACAGGTGCAACGGTTACGGATAACGTAGTTGCATTTCCTACTTATGAGGAATGTGTAATTGATACAACGGTTGCTACTGCAAGCATCCTAAAGGGCGGTATAAAGGCTATGCTATACGGTCAAGGACTTGCAGGCGAAGGAAAGTGGGATGGAACACTTAACTTTACAGAGGAAGTTACAGAAATGTCACTCAGTAGCGTTCTATCATTTGCAAACATTACAGATTCATTAAGTAAAGAATTGCAGATACCAACACTGATAACGGTAATCGAACCAATGTCAATGATATTTGAAAGTCTATTATCAATGAATGGAATCGTTGAAAATATTGTATGTGATGAGATTATCAAATATTATATATTCAGTACTGAATTTGCAGATAATTACAAGTATGATGAGTATGTTGATATAATTGATAATGCGTTTAAGCTGAAAACTGTATATAATTACGAGAGTACAGAACAGACAATTGACAGTGGTAGGATGTGCAGTATTGCATTTGATTTCACTGTGATTGATGTTGAAAGTGTGGTGGTTGAATGAGTATAAAACGATTAGATTATATATATACAACTGGTGGTTCACGCATTGACTTAGGTATTTTGTGCAAGAGCAGTCTAAAGGTTCAAATAGGATTTAATATGACAAAAGTAACCGGATATACAATCATAGGAAAGTATAACGGAGATGGAGACTGTTTCAGACTTTTCAATTATTCACAACAAGCATACCTTGATTTCGGTAGTAGTTCAAACAGAATAAGTGGAGGAACTCTTTCAATTAACAAGAGGTATAACGTAGAGTTTGGAAATAGATATGTAAAGGATATTGATACAGGAGATTATTTATGTAATGGTAGTCAGGTTAGTAGTTTTACAAAAAATTATAATTTGGCATTATGCGGAGATAGTGATCCTAATTGTGCAGGATATTTCTATTTTGTTAAAGTATATGATGATGATGTTTTATTATTTGATGGATTTCCTGCACTAGATGACGAAAACAATGTTGGATTATATGACGTCGTTTCTAAAAAATTCTTCAAAAATACAGGGAATACGCAATTCACTTACGGTTCTATTGTTGGAGATTTCACAAGAAAGTTGTACCTTATACGTGACGGTGTAACATTATACACTGTTGTAGATGGTGCATTGTCAAATATAACAGGCGAGAGGACGATTGAAGCAAACTTATTTACGGAATTTGGAATTGATGCAATTCCAGATAGTTCATTGCTGATGTCATTATCATATCCAGAGATATTATGTTGGACTGATGAGGAAGAACTTCCAACTCTAAAAGCAACCGTTAACGGTTTACCAGTAGGAACACATGAGATTATTAGTGATGATATAAATTTGGTGCATCCTAGCATATATGGAATTATTGGTGTTACTGTGAACGCAAGTGAAAACGCAATGTTTTTTATATCGTTTGACGGTGGAAGTTGGAAGATATATAATTCAATTAGTAATACGTGGAATGATAGCGGAATTGGAATGACAGGAGAGGAATTGTCAGCAATTTCAAGCGAAGTATGGGAGGATGTTTTTAATTCTTGTCAGCATATTAGAATTAAGGCTATTATAAGCGGTTCTGAATATGTGTCTCGTGTAAAGGTTAATTTTCTAAACGAAAGTGAGGTATAATATGGCATTACATGGAAGTGCTACAATCGAATTAGTAAATGCTGATGGTAGTAAGAAAACAATACAACATGATAACATGATAACAAAGGCAGTAAATGATTTATTAAAATCGCAACGTGGTGAGCTTGCGACAATTATGAAACACATGAAAAATGGTGAAAGCTATGCACAAGCATTATTTGGTGGCATCCTGTTATTCGGTGAAACACTTGATACTGATGCAAATAAGTATTTTTTACCGACAACAAATATAGTCGGTTATGCTTCACAAGATGCATACGGTGGGCTTGACGTTGCAAGAGGTTCGGTTAATTCAAGTGAGAGTGGATTGCAAGAAGATGGAAGTTACAAATTTGTTTGGGATTTTGCGACTTCTCAAGCAAATGGAAAGATTAGTGCGATTGCGTTATGTCCTAATGTAATGGGGCAGATTGGTGCTAGTGATAGCATTGTAAATAGTGAAAGTAAAGATTTCCGAGAAACAAACGGTGTTGTTGCACCGTTTAATACAAATGGATATATGCTACCTAGTAGCGGAAGCACAGAAGGAATTACAAATTACAATTTCTTTGTCATTGCTGTTATTGGAGATATTGCATACTGTATAGATAAGGCAAATGTATATTATGATAAAAACTATAGTGATAGATATTTCAAGAACAATGGCAATATACTTAAACTATATAGATTTAAGTTAGGAGCATATAACATTTCGGTCAATAATTATTGTGGTATGGCTACATACTTAGATGCAATTGATGTGCAAATTCCAAGTGATTTCATTGATGAACTGTATAATTCTAATTCGGATTGCCCGATTGCCTTCTGGTTTAATTCAAAAGATAAAAAATTGATTGTTTTTCCTTGTTATAAGAAGAACGATATTGAAGTAAATGGCACAACGAAATATATTGAGATTGAGCTTGCGAATAATAATACAGTTAATACTTACACATTCACGAATAATACAGGCGGTAAAATTATGCGTAATGGGTTTAACTTCGACAATTACTATGAACAATCATATACAATGTTTATCTGCAATGATTACATTGTAAACTTCTCAATCGTTGGTAGTGAAAACAAAATGTATGTCACGAAAAAAAGTGATAACACACTTGTAAAAGAAGTAAAGTATAGTGATAGTAAGGGATTTGGGTTCAGTAGCACAAATACATTGCGTTTCTCACCGGTATTCTGTCGAGATAACATTCTTGTCTTTAGTTACAAGGTAGATAACGGTTATTATTATTATTATATTCTTGACATGGAAACTGGAATTATAAAAAAGACAAATGCACAATTATTAAGTAATCAGTGCATGGTTGATATTGGAGAGGATTCTGTATTTGCTAGGACATATACATATATGAATTACAGACTGATGATGAATCCTTTTGTTCTTACTACTAAGAACAATCTTGATAGTCCTGTTACTAAGACTTCAAGCCAAACAATGAAAATAACTTATACATTGAAAGAAAGTGAGGCGGTGTAATGATAGGGGAAATTTTAGTTGCAACACTTTCATTTATAGGAACTTGTATAGGTTCATGGGGTGGATTGAAGTTAATGAGCTATAGAATTGAACAGCTAGAAAAACGTGTCGAAAAACACAACTCTGTAATAGAGAGAGTTTTCAAGCTTGAACAAAAGGTTTCTGATTTGGAGGATAATATAAAGTAATGTATACAGTGTATAAGCACACTTGCCAAAACGGAAAAGTTTATATAGGTATAACTTCTTTGGATGTAAAAACGAGATGGGGAAGAAATGGTAGCCTTTATAAGAATATGCTATTTGGAAAGGCAATAGCTAAATACGGATGGGACAATATAAAGCATGAAATTCTTTTTAGCGGATTAACAGAGGAAGAAGCGTCTAAAAAAGAAGCTGAATTGATAAGTTATTACAAAAGTAATGATAGAAAATTTGGTTACAATATTGCGGATGGTGGGCTTATACACAAACATACTCAACAAACAAGAGAAAAAATGAGTAAGTCGAGGAAAGGCAAGAAGCATTCAGAACGACACAATAAAGCAGTTTCAAAATCATTAAAAGGGATAAAACGTTCTGATGATTTCAAAATAGGATGTAGAGAAAGAAATATAGGGAAGAAACTTACGGAAGAACACAAGAAAAATATATCAGACGGATGTAAAGGAAAAGGAACTAAAAGAGTTATGCAGTTCTCATTGAAAGGGGAATACATACAGACTTTTGACAGTATGGGAGATGCATTGAAAGAAGTAAATGGAAAGAGTGTTGGAAATATATCTAGTTGTTGCAGTGGTAAAAAGAAAAATGCCTATGGGTATTTATGGAAATTAGAAAGGGGGAATTGATATGAATAAGAAATGGTTGAAATGTGCAGGTATTAGAGCTATTAAGACAATGGCACAAGTAGGTGTTTCCATGCTTACAGTAGGACAAGCATTTTTTGATGTTAATTGGTTTGGTGTTTTGTCTGTAATGGCTACATCCGGAATCATTAGCATTTTGACATCCGTTGCAGGCATTCCAGAGGTAGAATAATAATGGTAGGGTATAGCGACTATAACCAAATGGCTATATATTCTAGGCACTACAAAAAAGAGGGTATTTCCCCTCTTTTTTATTATCTAAAATGAATTGTTATATCATCCCTGTTGTCGCCTACTTCTATGTAGTCAATGATTGACTGCCAGATATATCTTTTTTCATTCGGTTGTAATGTTTGGTATATGCTTTCAAAGTCCATACTAAGAATAGTATTGACTGCATTTATATCCATTTCACTATCATTTTCCAATTCATTTTCCAAGTCTGCTATGATACCGTTTAAACGTGCGTATTCGCCCTTGTAAGACGTTTTATCAATTAAGTCGTCTAAATATAAGTCTTTTAATTTGTCTAGCTTATTTCGTACTTTAACGAGCCTAGAATTAATATCTTGTATATCCTTGTTAGCCTGCTTAACTTCATAACTTATTTTATACTTACTTAATTCCTCTTTTATATTGTTAAGTAAGTATGGCTCAAGTATACCCTTTTCTGATAATGTGTATTTATTTGTGCAATTCTTTTCTCTCTTGGCTCTTTGGCATCTGTAGAATTTATAGCATTTTCCACTACGGAAAATCCTGTTTGAATTAAATGATCCACCACACTCTTTGCACTTAATCATACCGCTGAATATATATTCTTCCTGTGGTGCTTTTGGTTTATATTGCTTTTTATTCATCCCTATAAGTCTTTGCACATTCTTATATTGCTTTGCTGATATAATAGCCGGACAGAAGTCTTTAATACCGTTTACTGTGCCTGTGTAGGCTTCATGTGTCAGCCTATTTCTCGTGGCTGTATAAGTGATATATCCGTACTTGTCTGATAAATACTGTCTTGTCTGTTGCATATTGTTGTGTAGTTCATAGTGGTTATATGCATCCTGTATCTCTTTCGCCTTTTCTGTATCTATCTGCATATGCTTGTTTTCATCTATGTAATATCCGTATGGAACGTTGCCACTGCATACTTCCTTGTTTTCTTTCTTATGCTTAAAGACTGCCTTAATACGTTCGCTTGTACGGTCACACTCGTCTTGATTGACTGAAAGCATGATATTGATGTGAAGCCTGCCGGATGCAGTTGTTGTGTCGTAGTTTTCAAATATTGTTCTCCAGTTGCAGTTGTGAGCTTCCAATATTTCCTGTACTGTATAATAGTCCTTGATATTACGAAACCATCTATCTAGTTTTGTGACAAGTATAAGGTCTATTTTATCCTTTTTAACATCATCTAATAATCGTTGTAATTCTTTTCTGCTTTTAACGTGCTTCCTTGCAGTTATCCCTTCATCCGCATAAATATCTACTATACTATATCCACGTTCTTTTGCGTGCTTTGTAAGTGCTTCCTTTTGTGCTTCTAATGACAAGCCATGCATTACCTGTTCATCTGTCGAAACTCTAATATACAATGCAACTCTAGTCATTTTTTTCAGCCTTTGCAATTCTGTCATATATCTCCATATCTGATGGAGTAAGCATATACTTTTGCATCATATAGTCTAGTAGGTTAAGTAGTATGTCTTTTTCCTGTACTTCTATATTCATTTTTCGTACAATCATTGCAATATCGTCAAACGTGTTAAGTGTGTCAGCTTTTTTCTTTATGCGATTTATGGTTTGTATTTTTTCCGCATCCGTCAGTCTATTTTTAGTCTTGAATTTTGATAATTCTATTCCTGTATTGTTTTCTATATGCATTATTTTTTCAAGTGGTATGTCTAACCACTCACAAATTCTATGTATTTTGTCTATTGGTGGCTGTATTTTTCCGTTTTCATAATCTGCATAAGTCGTTCTTGCAACGCCGATTATTTTTGATGCATCATACTGTGTCAAACCCTTGTTTTTTCTGCATTCTTTGAGTAATGCATTGTTAAACATATTCATTTTTTATCATCTCCTTTATCTTTATTATACGTTATAACCGTAAAAAATACACAAAAAATTCTCTACATTTTATACAAAATTACCAAAAATACGTTTTGGGCGTAAATAATACTTGAATTTACGGTATTACCGTAGTATACTGAAATTACAGTAAAGGAAAGGAACACCGAACAGGTGGAAGGGTAAAAGGAAATGAAAACATTAAAAGCGGGTAATATGATTTTAGGAACAGTAAAGAGAGTTGAAGAATTTGTAATGGTAGAAACAAAAGATTACACAAGAATGTATTTAGAAGAAGAATTTAAAGAATGGATTAAAGAAAGAGGTTTTACAGTAGAATAATGAAAGTAGAAAATAATATGTTTGAATTACTAGATAGTTTGCATCAAAAGATATTGAAAAGCAGATTTGCAGAAGAGGTAACAGAACAGGAAATTGAAGCACTAATAGAAGCTAAATACAGAGCCGCAGCGGTTACTGTGGCAGAAACTTAAAACGTGTATTTTATGGAGAGAATTATATGAAGATTAGATATGATGAATTAAAAGTAAATGATGTTGTTATGTTTCATGGTGCAAATGTAAGAATAATAAAGGTAACAGAAAAACCTGCACCAGCAAACGAGTATTATCCAAAAGAAAAAACAATAAGTTTTGACATTGAACCAGCAGACGAAGAAACAGAAAAGATTTTAGGAAAATTTTATAGTCATGGTACATATGGTGGAGTTGGTTGTCTTAACCTAGAACTTGTAAAAAGAGATAGCAAATAAAACTACTGATTTAAAGCTGACCTAACAGGCTAGACGGGGAGAAAGTGAGGGTAATATGACACAAGAAGAATTAAAAGTAATTTTGGAAAATCACAAGCACTGGTTGAATGAGGATTGTGATGGATGGAAAGAAATGAAAGCGGACTTGAGTGATGCGGACTTGCGTTATGCGGACTTGAGTGGTGCGGACTTGCGTGGTGCGGACTTGAGTGATGCGGACTTGCGTTATGCGGACTTGAGTGGTGCGGACTTGCGTTATGCGGACTTGAGTTATGCGAACTTGCGTTATGCGGACTTGAGTGGTGCGGACTTGCGTGGTGCGAAAAATTTACCATACATCCCTTATGCTTGCCCGGATTTTGGAATATTTATTGGGTACAAGAAAGCTAGTGGTTACATTGTAGAATTAGAGATACCGGAAGATGCAAAGAGACTTTCTGCTACAAATAGAAAATGCAGATGCGACAAGGCTAAAGTATTGAGAATACTTAATTATGATAGAACGGTTGCAGATGTTACAGAAGTTAAAAGTAGTTATGACAGTAGATTTATTTACAAGGTAGGAGAAGTCGTATATGTTGATGATTTTGATGAAGATAGATGGAATGAATGTAGCACAGGAATACACTTCTTTATCAATTTTCAAGAAGCTGTTAATTATTAGATTGGAGTGATGAAGAATGAGTGATTTAATCAGCAGAAGTCAGTTGTTAAAAGAAATAGAAACTTGGGGTGGTTGTATTGAAGCGTTGCACGAATACATTCAGAATATGCCGACCGCCTATGATATTGACAAG